TTATCAAATTCATAGAAGAAGTTGAGGCGGGCCGGCAGAGGAGACCTCTTGAGATGTGGCAGGAGAAGTTTGTGGATATCCATAACTATCTTATTCTGCTTGAAGCAATGACAAAGGCAAGGGCACATGTTGAGGCCGAGCTACTTAAACAAGCTAAGAAGGAAGCAATGGAATGAAAACAGTATGGAAGAATGTATTCGGCAGGACTGCCATAATAGACGTAGGCAGGAATCAGCCATGCCCATGTCGTTCAGGTAAAAAGTTTAAAAAGTGTTGCATCGACAAAGTTACCTTGGCTCCGCTACGCCCACAGGGTAAGAAGCACATGGTAACTATATCAGATGTAATCAAATACCAATTAGCTAAATTCAAATCAAAGGGAATGAAATGAGGATTAAAGTCATAACAGAGTATGTGGACCAGAAACTTGAAGACCGTGTAAACGAATTCATCGAAGGTCTCTCTGATACTCAGTACGTAGACAACATTAAGGTGGTTGCTTCAGGTAACGCCTATAAGACCGCTGTTATTACTTACGGTGAAATGGACGAAGATGATGCTCTCGATATCCTACTCAAAGAGGAAGCGAAGAAAGAGTCTACTCCTATTGACAACACACCTGCATCCGAAGGGCCTACTGAAACAGCGTAATCGGACGTTATTAAAATAACGTAGAACTAAGTATTAAGGTAAACAGGATACCTGCTACCCAGAGTACACAATTGATAACTAGGGTATTCCTGTTCACCTTTTTGTTAGTCTCTAGCTGATACTTATGCTGATTCTCTATTATGGTGTCTAACTTAGTATGGATAGATTTTAATTCATCATTGAGACTCATAGTTTCAGCCTTTTCTTTGTCTTCTTTTTCGTCTTACGTTCTGTCTCTGGGATAAGGTCTACAGGAGCCCCCGAAACACCGAGTCCGAGAATCAAAGCATCCTTAGCCGCTTCTCGCATACCTCGTTCAATATACTTATCAGACTTCCAATTACCATAACTGTCCTGCTCATCATCTAAGCTATACTTAATGCCGAGCATTATATCATGTATAGAATCTTTAAGGTGATTAAGCTGTCCCAGTGTGATAGTAGAGAAGTCCGAAGGTCCATAACCCTCACCTGTAGTAAGTTCATGCACACTACCTTTAAGAGTCCAGCCGACAAATGGTATCATTGCCAGTGGGCTAGTTATGAACTCATGTAAGAATTCCATCTCTTTCTGTTCTTCTTCGTCCCTGAATTCATTCATACCAAGCATGAACAGGAACTTCAATCCAACATTCCAGAATGAAGACCAAGCCATCCCGAAGGATACCTTCTTGGCCATTTCTCTGAATCCAATTTCCCCCTGCCTGTATAATGTAAGCTGTCGGTCGATGTTTCTAAGTACTTGGTCAGTGTATCCCCTAAATCGGGCGATTTCTCTGAGCAAGCCGGCGTCTTGTTGTAGATACAAGTTACGGCTCTCAGGGAAAAACATCGGCTGAGTCATATAAGTTATATAGGTCGCTCTATCATACAACGCCTGTCTCATAGCAGGAGAACTGGCACCTTCTTCAAACAATGCTCTTGGGTCTGCTCCGTATTGAGTCCACCATCTATTTGCTGTAGGACCAGAAGCCCCATCTTTCATTTCAGCATAGGCGATGTTCAAACTTCTGCTTGCCGTAGTTACGTCCACTTGATGTAGCGGCTCCATAACCAAGTCAGACCTCTGCTTACCCATCCACATGTGACGGACACCGTGTTCTGAAACAACAGAAGCGGTAGAACCGAAGCCATGCTTACGGTTATTCATAAAGACATAATCTTTCCGTAATCTCTCCGGAACTCTGATTGGTTGCAGATAAGCCGCATCGGTTTCAAAGTAGTATGTCATATAAGAGCCCGCCTGCATAGCTACGATACGAGGATTCATAAGAATAGCTCTAGCAGTATTAGCCCCCAATTTATTTATGACACCTTCCAACGGAATTGCTTTATGAGGTAGAGCATTTTCCATAGCCCGGTAACTCTCGATAGCTCTCTCAAGATGTCGGGCCCTTCCGCCTTTAGCCGCCGCCTGTCTAATGTCTTCAGAGTTAAGCAGTCTAACCATGTGCTGAACATGCGGATGGATATAGATGAAGTTAGCCGCCTTACGAATATCTTCAGATACTCTAGCGAATAAGTCCTCAACCTTTACCATCCCTTCCTTCTTACCTTCCATGTTAGTCTTACGACTATCTGGCATGAAGGATTCTTCAGATACTATAGGATACCCTAGCTGATTAACAGAAGACTTATTGACTGCTTTACCTCTTGTACCTACATAGAAGTCTGCTATAGTATCAACAAACAATTGGGCCTTTGGGTTTTTCCTCAGTGCATCTCTTAGTTGTTGCTGTTCCCACTCAGTTACCTTACCCCGGATTTCACTTCCGGGTAAAAATACTCCATAATCTTCTATGGCCTGCCCCAGCTTAGCATCCATCATAGCCAAGTTAAGGAACATAATTTCACCCATGGTAAGAACGTGGGCTTGACCGGCAAGACGCATAGAGATTTCTTCCGCATGGTGGCCTACCGCCTTACGGCCAAGGACTCTACTCCATTTACGTTTATCCGCTTTGGTGATTCCTATTATACCTTCGAGGTCGTGAATTGCCTGCTGAAGTTCAAATGCAAAAGCACCCGCATTAGTCCGGGCCCTCTGAGAATTCACACTGTACTTAACATGGTTGACACCAATTAAATCAGATAGAGATGTAAAGACATCGTTCTTACTTGTGCCCATAACCATGTCATGCACTTTAAGCAAAGAGCCTCTAATCTTTCCTTCTCTTATCCTGTGTTTATATCCCTTCAGTGGTTTAATCTTATGAGAGAATTCTGTACCCTCATTACGGATAATCTCCGCAACCTTACCCTCGCCATACAACTGACCTAGTTTAAGTATATGCCTTAATTCATTTACAGCATCTATCTTTTCCTGCCGAGTAATGAAAGCCATCTCACCAGCACGTTTACCAGTTTTGATAATCCGGCCCTTGTCCCATATCTCAGGAATTTTGTGGAGATTGTTTACCACATATTCCGGAATCAATTCATATGCCTGCTGTTCTCCGTAGATACCAACGAGGGTACGTCTAAGCTGATTCACATAATTAGCCAGTTCACTTGCAGAAGCTCTACGCATCTGAATAGTAGTGTCCTTTTTAATCATGGTCTGAACAGCGGGATACATAGGTGTCTTCGCACCGTTCATTATCTGGGCAGTAGTAAATCGCTCAAGTTGATGGATTGGGTCGCCTTTGTGTACGTTAAGGTTCGCATTGTCCAAAGCCTCCATGGCCTCGTCATAGTTCATGCTCTCCGCACCGGGCTCCCCAGCCTTGTTGTACTGGATACCTTCATCCGCATCCCATATCTGATAAGAACCATCCTCTAACTCTACGGCGAAGTACCTCTCTGCCAAGTCGATGTTCTCAAAGTCCAGAGGGGTCTCTGCCCTTGGGAATACTTCCTGACTGTCAGCCTCTTGGCTCATGCTGTTGAGGTCGTCTGCATATGCCAGCACATCACTTCTGCGAATTCCTGTATCAGTATAAAAGGCTATATCATTTAGCGTCTGCTTCCCTTTACTCACACTAGAGAAAACAGTGGACATTACCGCCGCATCTTGGGCAGTTTCCCAAAGAATCCCGGCGAACTTTTTGTAGTCAATGTTTCCCTCATCATTGTAGGGTACATCGCCTGCACACATAAGTTCCACTACTGTTTGCGGGACTTCTTCTGCTATTTCTTCTAAAGCCTTCCTTGTCAGCGAACCACCAAACTTAGTTACATTTCCTGTGAATGCCTTCTTGGCTGGCTGGAGACTAGGCATGTATTTGGCCACACCACTACCAGCGGCCTCGATACCACCAGCTATAACAAAGTTGATAAGGGCTCTCTTGTTTGCTTCCTGCTCAGAGAAACCATTTTCAAGTGCCTGTGTCCTTGTAGACCAGCTTTCCATTGAACCGCCTGTCCAAAAGATAGAAGCCTTCAGGCCCCAAGGCCCGCCGGCTTTAAAACCTGCAACGGCGGCAAGTGCCGCAAGACCCATCGAAGGAGTATTCTCCATCAGAGATGAAGCACGTTTCTCAAGCCAAGTTCTGCCGACTCGCTGAAGTTCAGGGGCATTAGCTCTGGCATAAGCTCTGTCCATCTGACCTCTAAGTTGGGTAATCCAACTGTTAGCCGTATCATGCATCTCATTAGATATTGGACCTTGATTGACCAGTTGAAGAACAGATTCAGCCATCTTAGCAACCATACCTCTTACATTCTGGTCACTCCGCTTTAACGCCAACTCCATTCTCTCAGCGAAACTCTCATCCCATGTCTGATTCTCAATCTGATATTCATAGGATTTAATATCGTTAAGGTAGCGTTCTCTGTCCTTCCTCTGAGCCATTACATAATCATCTTGAGCTTTCTGAACATCTTCAGGAGTCTTAGCTTCCCACAAAGCATCGAAGTATCTTTCTTTAGACCTGTTCTTATTCAGATTACCAAAGTACTTCCTGTCTACATGCTTACGTGCCTGTTCATTAAGATAGGGCAACGACTCTGTAACCCAAGACTCGTCAGACTGAAGCAGGCCCTTACTCTTTTCCTTAGAGACTGTGGACTCCGCTTCTTCTCGTTCCGTCTTGTATTCCTCAAACTCTGCTTTTTGTTCCTCGGCTACCTTCTTATAGTAGCGGTCAGACACAGTAGGCTCAGGTAATTGTTCACCTGCCATGTAGAGTTTCTTTACGAACTCATCGTGACTTAGTTCTGGATGGTTAGCTTCTTTAACTATATCATACATACCATACGCACGTTCAGGTGTAGTATGATACATGTGGGCCAATGCTACAGAAGCTAATGTCTTCTGAGAATTGACACCTTTAGGAAACTTGAAGTGGCTTACGATATCATCGAACTTCATATTAGAATTGACCGCATCATGGACATTCTTATAGATGGTGTTCGTAGAAGTCTCTACCTTCTTCTGTTCTTCCAAAGCTAAACTATCTATTGCACTGTTCATTTCTTCACATCATCTTTCGGATTCCAGAACGGACTCTTGCCCTCTTTGATTCTCATACGAGCATGCTCAATAGCTTTCTGTGCAATGCTGTCTGGAATCGGCAGTCTATTCGGGATTACGTTTTCAACAAGTTCAACAAACTCCGCATCCTCTAAAGTAGGAACTAGAGTAGGTATCTCTACTTCCTGTCCTTCAATCACATCCGATGTGCTAATTGAATATTCAGTGGCTACTCCGGTCTTGTTTCCTTCCTTATCATGGATAGGAATCTTGCCCCAGAAACCGTCACCCTTTTCTCTGCCACTTGGAGCCGCACCGAAGTCCTCCCGTTCTTTCTTAGGAGGTGCTACTGGTGCATTAGGTTCAGGTATATCTGCTGTAAACATATCGGCCTTAACCATTGATTCAATCAAGTCTCTGTGCTTACCTTCAGACTGCATGAGGTTCAGCATACCCTGTGCCCTCATATACTCTGCTGTCTGTGCTGAATATTTCTTATCTGCAAACTGTAGTTTACTATGCAGTTCAGTTATCTTAGGTTTAAACCATTTGACACCACCGCCCTGCCAGTAACTCTCTACAATATTCTTCCGTGTGTACTCAAACTTCTTTTCGAGGCCCTTGGCGATAGCTTCATAAGACTCGCCATTAATTAAATCCTTTTTAAGAGTATCTATATAATGAGCCTCAAGCTCATCCATTTCCCGCAATATAGTCTCGGTGATTTCATTATCTCCATACTCATACTTAGATTCTATGATATCCTCAACTGCATTGAAATTGGACTTGATAAATTTGAAGCCATTCTTATAGGCATCCCTGTGTTCCATCAGCTTAGCATTCTCTTGTTGCTGAGCCCTCAATTCATTGACCATATCCTTAGAAGCTCCCTCGGCATAGGTCTTCAATAAATCTCTGTCGGTTACAGGTTTCAAATCATCCAGCTTATCTTTTAAATCATAATAAGAGGCGGGCGGGTCCATCACAATATTAGAACCATCATGGGTCTCTCTCATATTAATCATGTCAATATAATCCTGAGTTTCCCTATCAGTGTTCTCAATATGAGGCACCCCACCAGTCCCTATAGTATCAAGAATAACACCTGCGTCTTCCTCCTTCTGCATATTTCTTCGCAGGGTAGACTGGTACTCCTGCTTATTGTTCTTAGCACCAATAGCGTTATTTAGACTAAACTTTTTCTTTTCATCTAACGCACTGGCATCAAGCATCTGTTTAGCGGCTTTAGTATTACCCGCATTAACTTGGGCCATAACTGCATTCTCTTGGTACGATTCTATAGCACCTCGTTCGGCATCATCCCATGCATTCTTTAGCTTAGCCGCTTCGTGTGGTCTAAGAGCAGGAGCAATACCTTGAAGGTAACTGTTCCATTCCTGTTTAGCCTCGGCACATCTTGAAGGGTCTTTAGCACAATCATTCACCAAACCTTCCAATACTTCAGGAGCTTCGACCAATGCCATACCTCGCTGGTTGGATATCTCAGTTCTTTTAAGTTGGCTGTACGTACTTGCACCATACTCAGTAAGTTTATTTGAGATTATATTAGCCGCATCTCTTGATACACCAGAAGCAAGTCCTCCCTGCTCTGCCATAAACTTTTTATATTCCTCATCGAAGTTTACTTTAGATGGGTCGGCATTCTGCATTCTAGCCATAAAGTCAGCGGCTTTCATTTTATACTCAGCCATGGCATTAGTAACCTGTCGGGTTACATTAACTTGGTGCATCTGTTGAGCTACGTCCATCATAGCCTCACCAACTTTTTCCATCCCGGTACTTTGGTGCATCCGAGCAATCTGGGGATGTATTTGTGGTGCAGTCCTACGCATACTTGGAATAGATGCTTTAGACTGATATAAATCTATTGCTGATTTCTTTGCCATATTATCTACCCATTGGCATCATTCCGTACATAGAATATGCCCCTTTAACACCAGTACCAAATGCCCCCATGAAGGCGGCTGATTTGGCTTGTCTTCCATACAGGCGACTCCACTTAGCCTGTATACGTGAACCGTATGCTTCTGCTCTGCCCTGAGCCCCAGCTATAGTTCCTGTGCGTAATACAATATCTCTGTCCTGTCTAGTTGTAAAAGCAATATCGCCCAACGCCTCGATAGCTGAACCGGAAAACTCTGTACCGGATATACCTATCTTGGCTACCTGCTCACCCCGATACAGTTTGGCTATTCGAGCAAGTCTCTGTTCTTCTATCTTAGCACTCTCAAGATTCTGCTGAGCCTCTATGTCCTTCTGGGCGGCATTGTATTCAGCAATCTGGGCCTGTTGCTCAGCTTGTGCTTCTGCTCTCTGCCCTGCCTGAATCTGACCTGCTACTGTTGCGGCAAGTCCTACTGCCATCATTGCTAACATCTTTAAGCTCCCATAATCTTATAGTCTTGCCGAAAAGCTCTTTAGTTTTGTCAGTCGGCTTGAAGCCAACCCACCCAGCAAATCTCTGTGCCAAGGGCCAGTCAGCCTCAACCCAACAAAACACATCATCCTTATAAATGTTACGACCTATCTCAAAGGACTTCTTAATAGCCCTAATTATACCCGGTATATTAGAAGACACTCTCTTATCGAGCCGTATCCAAGCCTCAGCTTCGTTCTCAGACCAAAACATAAAGCCCCCGCACCCAATACAGCCTTCGGCATCAAAGGCCGAGAAAGCTATACTGGAGCGTTCTAGGGCGACTGCCTGTTCGTAGGTGAAGCCGGGTATTTCCTCTATAGGGTTATCGAGAAACCAGTCGATTGCTTTAAATGATTCTATTCTCACTGCTCAATATCCATTTCAAATACGGCACATAATACAGTAGCCGGGTAAGGGTCATTAAATTCGATTATAAGTCTCGCATCCTTGTCGAATCCACCTTCTCCGAACTTCTCTACGTCCGTGGCCAATTCTGAATAACTGATATTCATATCTACATAATTGGTAGTTCCGTGAGATAGAATCCCCACTCTACCACCTCTGGCTTTAACTACTCTGAGCAGAACATTCAGATACTTCTTAATACTGCCTTCGGTTACTACCCCCGGTACAGCGAACATCATCATTCGCATTCGACTCAGATAAGGTAGCCCAAGAGTATAAGTAGTATTAGCTGTTAGCCCTGTAATCTCACCATTGGAGATAGTATAGGTTCCTACTTTTTCTGTATCCAACATGAGAGTTACAGAGTATCCCTCAAGATAGAACAGCCGTTCAATTGTACCAGCACTATTAGATGTGAAAGTACGGGCCGCATCCAAGTACAAAGCATTGGACAGTGCGGTGTAGTTTCGATAAGCAAACCGTTCAATATAATAATGAGTTACCCCATTGATTACTCGTTGAACAACTACCCACACCCTGTCTTCGATTGTACCAGCTACAATAGCAGTAGAGATAAAAGCATGAGTAGCCTCATCCAAAGAACTGCCTGTAACTAATCTGGACCATGCCGCTATTTCTTCATCCTTATCATATCTGAAGATACACATAGTACCGTCTTGTCTAGGCACCCACAAAACTGTGCCCGGAGTTCCCTGCTTAGCAAGGCCGGTAGCTGGATACTTAAACATGTGTGGCGATAGCCTATTGGCATCCACAGATTCATAAGCATCATTCAGATAATCATAATACAGGATGAGCATCTTATAGCCCAGCCTTTGTGCATACATCATACCACCATCGACTTCTACTGGTTGTATATGCAAAGAGCCATTAGCCGAATGAGGTTTAACATCCAAGTCGGTCGGAGTAATAGGGTCTCGCCTATCTGCCGCCGAGCCAATATACTCTTTCTTGGCCGAGCCAATTAACAATGCCTGAGAAGCCATCAGCCATTCAATAGATGATACATCATTGTCGCTGATAGTTCTCGATACAGCATCATCATTAGCTACACCGGGAGTATGGTCTTCATAGTATCCAACTTTACTGCCCCACAATCCTTGGGGATTATTCGGAGTACCTGCCCACCATAACCTGTTACCAAAGAAAGTAACCGAAGTAGGATATCCTCTGTATCCGTTCCATGCACCTTCGGCCCAATCGCTAACTGCCGCAGAAGTTCCACTCTCTTGATACACTGCATCTTTTATTTCAACAGCTACCTGAGTAGAGGATACGAAAGAGGTTATCTTTACTATACCCTTATTCTGCTGGCCTATAGCATTAAACACGCCTTCAACTGCTGAGTTATCGGCAGTCCATGTGTAGAATACATCATCCTCATCTTCATCACCACTAGCTAAAGTAGCTCCACTGTAATGCCGTATCTCTTGCCAATCGCCCGGCAATGCCTTACGCCATATCTTTGCGGTATAGTTAGGAGTACCACCACTCATATTAGATACATCAAACTGCCACTCGCCTTTAACTCTAATACCTGAACCAGTTGGAGTAGCATGTGTATTATTATCCTGAGTATCCACTACGTTATCTTGTCGTGTATGCTCAAGAAGCCACAGACTACCAACATGATTCTCAGTAAACGGAGTATGGCCTACAGCATTAAGTGTGCCTGTATTACCGACATTATAGTAGTTACCTGTTGTACCGCCTGTACCATTTACATATTGGCAAGTTTTAGTGGTATCAGTATTAGCATCTAAGAACGGACCACCAGTAAAATCTATTTCTTCGATTCTCCAATCACGGTCTCCGTATCTAGTCAGCTTACGTGGCCAATGACTCTTATGAGCCAAATAGGTTGTATCCCCTCTGGTCACTTTATGTATATTAAATACTTCTTCTTCATCATAAGGTGTACTAATCTCATAAGCATTGTCATACCAGCCCCAACAGAACCCATCCGATTTATCGTTGGGGTCTGGACTAATAGGCTGATAAGCCAGAGTACTAAACGACTGAGTAGAGTTAGCCCAGTCGCTACCGAAACTATTAGTAGCATATGCCCGATAGTAATAAACTGTTGCTAAATCCAAGTCAGTAAGAAGAACATTAAACGCACCTGTCTGCACACCAAACGATGCTGTATTCTCCCAATTAGCCGGAGTAATACCGCCATCCGATGTTCCCCAATATACAGTTACTGTAGGGTTATCTAATCCAACATCAGTTACCTCGCCGCCAATACGGGCCTGAGTACCTTCTATATCAGTAGCCGCAGTATTAATAACGGTTGGTGCCCCAGTAGGGTCTGTAGTAAAATCAAGAGTAGCACTTCCCCATGTATCGCCGGCAGAGTTAGTTGCTCTCCATCTGAAGTAGTATTTAGTACTGGCAGACAAACCGGATAAGTTGAGATTAAACGAATAATCCTCGGCTAGTTCTGTAGCCTCATAACTATCCCAGTTGCCGGGTACTACTCCTTCATCTGTGAGACCATAATACAAAGTTATAGTAGGTTCTTCATTACCATCATCAGTAACATCACCGGATACCGTTGCAGTTGTTGATTCTATATTAGAAGCGGCATCCTGAGTTATCGTAGGAACCACTATCTCTAAAGTATCAAAAGTAGCAGTAGATGTAGCCCAATCAGAGCCTCCGCCATTTTCTGCATAGCACCTAAAATAATAAGTAGTATTATGAGTCAAGTCTCCGATATCTATAGTAAAGGTACTAAGAACAGCACCTATATAAATACTGGAATCCCAATTACCGGCCACTTCCATTTCATCTGAAGTACCATAATAGAGAGTCACATTAGGAATCTCGCCTCCGGTAGATGTAACCTCACCACCAAGAGTAACTGTAGTCGCCTCGATATCACTGGCCGCTGTATTTGAAATAGCCGGAGCAGTGACAGTAGGTGGGTCTACAGGAACACCCGGAGTATCTAAATAAGCTAAGTCAGCTACATCAGAAGCAGACAATGGAGTATCATAGACTTTCAGATTATCCAGTTTACCGTCAAAGGCTTCTTGATTATTAGGAGAAGCCAAGCCACTTGTATTACCAAAAGCCGCTATTGTATTCAATTCGCTCAAACCAGAGTAAGTTCCTGTGCCGGCCTGTATACCATCGACATAGAGTATCCATGTACCGCTTCCAGTAGGAGAACCTGTTACGGTTCCATTACTAATAGAGATACCTGAGTCCTGCCATGTCAATGCTACATGAGTCCATTCTTGAGCTATAAGTACTGCAACATCAGTACCAGAAAAATGGTTGTCTCCCATACCTACTTGAAGATATCCATTGTCCTGCCATATCTGAATACGGTTACTCCAATAACCTACTCCGTGGCCGAATAAAAATCTACTGCTGTAGGTGTAACCAGCAGGTATCTGGTTTATTGTATTAGAGTACATAGCACACGCTACTGTGCCTCTTGAATACTGCATATCTGTAGTGGCAAAATGCAGAGCCTCATCTTCATCATCAAACTCTACCTCACCTACACCAGTAAATGAAGCGTCATTCAAAAGTGTACCATCAGTACCATTACCAGAAGCATCCGCTACAGTTGTTCCAGAAGTCTCATCACATGTATAACTAACTACTAGCCCTTCTGTTGGAATTTCAGTTATACATTCCAAACAAGTAGAACCGGCCCCCAACCAAGTGTGGGCACAATTAACTTCTGTTGTTATCTCACATTCACCAGTAGATGTGTTACAACAAGCTCCTGTGGTAGCTACACCGCCTGTATACTCAAAGGCACCAATATCATAACCAACGCCCTGCGGTCTACCGTAATGTTGAATATCAAATGCCACTTCAGCTATCGCTACACCAGCGTCAATTGAAGGTGCTGTTTCATTTAGTGGAGCAAAGTCAGCTATAGACGTTCCCTCTACATAAGGACCAGTAGCGGCCACATTAGTAAACTTAGGGTCGGATGTTAAAACATCATGTGTACCCGGCAAGTAACCGTTATTAGAGCCAGTAATAAGATTGTAGTCTCCTGTATTTGTTGTAGACCAGTCACCACCTAGTCTGGCCACAACTCCACCGCAGATATTGTTACGGAAGTCTACTCGCTCATTAGTTTCTTCTACAGATATTTGAGGCGGCAAATTATTAGGAGTCGCCCCCCAAATAATATTATTATACATCTTTAGGTCGTTAGTACCTTTTAGATATACGGCATAATAAATATTACTACCTGTATAAATAATGTTATTAGCTATTAACAGATTGCGATGCCCTATCTGACTATAGCCGAGAAGAAAAATACCAGAAGTAGCCATAGCTCCTGTAATACCGTAAATAAAGTTACCTATGATTTCACAGTCGTCAGTATCCCAAAGTTCCATACCGTCACTATGGCCATTGTCACTTGGGAAAGCAGCGTATACAACAGAGTAACCATTGTATATCCTATTCCATCTCCAATAGCAATGGTCTCCATGAAGCACGTTAATAATATCATCGGCACATTCATGGATATTACAATGTTCAGTGTAGCAATAAGTACATGTATCGTAATTGATACAACGTACAGTCATATTACCCTGCCCGCCGTTCATACCATTGACATCGCAGTAATCAAACCGAATATAGTCACTGTTTGTTATATCTACTGTAGTTAGTTCTGGAGAAGAACCATTATGTTGTACTATAGTTTTTATTCCTTCAGAAGCATTGCCTCCAATAAAATCAATATTAGATGTTGTGGTAAATGTTAAATTGCCCCAATAAGCTGTTTCTGCATACGCCGGATTCCAGCCAGTTTCGGAGCCATGGTCGTTCAGCGTAGCCTTCTTAATAGTAATCTTAGTAGAGTTCTTTGCATCGTTGAAGTCATAGCGACCAAAATTACCACTACCGATGTAATACGTATTGCCTCGTACAAGTGTTGCTGGTAATGTAGGCAGAGCATCATTCCAAGAAGTACCGCCGTTTCCCGCTGAGCCATTACCACTAATATATACGGTAGTAACAGGAGTAGCCGCAACCTCTGTACTGTAACTATTACTCAATGCAGATGCGGAATCGTTACCGGCATCGTCATATGAATAAATCTCATATAAGTAAGAAGTATTAGCAGATAGTCCTGTGTCTGTATATGTAGTCCCCGTAATAGAAATAATGAGATTACCATCTCGATAGATTCTGTAACCTACAGGATAGTCACCATCAGCCGCCTGACCTGCCGCAGTCCATGACAGAGAGATTGTAGAATCCGTCTGCTGTGGAGATACTAAGCTGGTAGGAGGCAGTGGAGGTGTCGTATCTGTGCCGGGAGCCGCAGGCCATACAGGAGGATAAGCACTACGATATGTAGACCACATATTATTGGCCCAACTACCATAGGAAGCCCTACCGCTGATACCGCCCTCGATGGATACATACCTATCCAAATAATCAAAGATAGCATACTCATTCCACAAGTTACGCAGGTTCAATCCCTGAGCAGACATAATATGAATGGCTAGAATAGCCGCACCCCATCTACTAGCGGTACAGCAAGTTCTATACGCTCTGTTACCTGTACCACCCCAAACAGGGTCGTCCAATGTAGGCACATCGGCATGTCGGATACCCCACTCAGGAGTACCTATATCCCCAGCAGTATATCCTACACCTCTATCTACGTCAGCAGATTTGATATAAAATACTTGGTTATCTGGACTCGTATACAGATAATCGGCTGGAGGATTAATAACACCTGCTTGGTAAAGATAGTCGCCTGTAATATCACCGTAGCTTAGCATGTCGGCGTTATCGAGAACAGCACCGGCAAACATAATAACAGCTTTCTCACAACAACCATGGCCACCGTCCGGATGCCCCATAGGTCTACCCGGAGCCTGCTGAGTCATTACCTCGTAGAAGTCGATACCTCTCTGTACCAAATTTACTACGATGTCCCTTTTTTCTTCGGCAGTGTAATCGCAGTTTGCATACAACATAGATTCACCAAAGATGATAGCATTATAGCTATTATATCCAGCATAGCCATCATCAGGACCACCACCACAAGGAGCAATCACACCGGGCTTCCAGCCACCATCAGTGTGAGAAGGAAACGTATCCTTAATGATATTGTTCCAGTAAGCCATACCAAGGCCACCAGATACAGGAGCTACCCTACCTAATCTATCATATCTAAGGTCGGATTCTGTGCCACGTATAGTTTTGGTCGTACCTGCATAACCGGGCCTGAAGCTACCGGATGCTGGCGGCGTACTCACAATTGTAAGAACAGCGGCATTAGTAATATGAGTCCAGTGCTGATTCCATGTAGTACTGCATTGCCCACCGCCAGAAGAACCCAATATAGATGAGTTAGCCTGAAATGTTCTTGGGTATGTTGTAGCTATATTTCTTGAGGCTTGATATGTATCGGCATAATTACTGCCAGCCGCAACAGTCAGACCTTGATGCCAGCCATCAGGGATAGGGTTAAGTTCGGCACCATTATAATCAGAATTCCATGCGGGAGTCTGTGATATAATAGTAACCGGACCAACTACCCAGTAGTCCCCATTACAATACTGACCGTATTGATAAGTATCACTGGCTCCGGTAAGAGTAAGTTCCTTATCGAAAGTCCAAGTAATACCATTTGTTGTTAAATAGTTAGCCATTATTCCCTCAACGTAAGTCTGACATATACCGTATTAAAACCTAACGTATCATTATCCCCATAGCCCCATTCACCCCTATCCAGAGAACCTAATGTGGCTTTGGTTAGCCGCACAGACTTTTCATAAAATCTATCCGGCTCCGCTATACTTGGGTCTGAACCATCTGGTAAAGCACAGTAATACTCATCATATCCACTGGCTGATTCAAACCACTTATAAGTATTGAGTTTCACAAAGTCGATAGGGTCGGTAGGACTTGCTACCTCTACCTGACCACTCTCAGTAAGGAATCTCATATACTCATTGCCAGCCTCGATGATTGCAGTATCCTCTACAGAAAACTCAAATGGGAACAACCTGCATTTTCCTTTGCCCTCGACCATCCACTCTGTACCGGGCCTTTTTTCTGCACCGCCTTGTTTAAGAGGAATCCAGTTGACCATCTTAGATAGACCGTTAAAGAACTTCTTAAAGTCCGTCCGGCCCTGCATACGTTCATCCATCTCACCGGCATTAAGAGCAGACTGTATAAACTTTTCGCCCATGTTAGAATCCTGAGAAGAATGCTTTTACTGTTTCACCACTTAATCCTGTAAACTGAACAAAGAAGTAATCGTAACCTACAGTATCAAACATAAGCCTTGCCATGCGATTACCTCCACTAGCATCAATCTCTTTTGGAGTAGTAGCCCATGTTGCGGTAGTACTGCCGAATGTGTCCACCCATACACCTCCATCAGTAGCCTGCTGTGTTCCTGCTGTGATTGTGCCTGTCCACACCTGAGCAATGTCGCCATTTCTCCGAGCCGCAAATACTGTAGCCGCACAAGACTGTGCATCGGCACCCATAGTAAATGCAATCTCAATCGCATTCAATTTTGTATTTGGCTTAAACGCATACGATGGAATATTAGCAAACTTCATAGTACCCACTGCCGCAGATACTAAGGTATCGTCCGAACTTATTGCCGCACGTGTAGGATGCCAAATCTCTCTGAAAGTTTCATTAACTGACATTATTACTCTCCCCTTGCTTTAGTAATATCTGAATAGAATAATTGTTTTGGTTTGCCCTGCATAGCATCAATAACGTGAGCGTTAGGAAGAACCAGTCTATGTAATTCCTCTCTCAAAGACTGCCGCAATTCTCTATCGCCCGTAATCGGAATAGCTATCTTAGAGGCAAGGTTCAGTACAATAGCCTCCCTGAGATTTGAAGACCAATCCGAAGGAGTAGACAAGTCTTTAATATACTCTAATTCCAAATACCCTAAATCACCGTTTAGTGAAGTGCAGTAAGCACTATCTGTAGTCCATGCGGTTGCAGTAAATCCTGTGTTGATTCTATAGGTCACGCTATTATAACTCAAGTAACGTCCCGCATAATAAGTTGTGCCTACTGTATAGGAGGGAGCAGTTACTTTATAATTCGTGTAAATGTATTTGCCTAGCACTCGCCAATCCTCTCTTGGTTTACTTGTATGCGTAGGCTTTAAATAATCCGATGGCACCTGAAACCTGAAAGACCATGTATGTGCTGGCTTAGTTGTATCTTCAAGTGCCGCTACTAATTCAGTAGCCTCGTTCCATGCATAGCCTCTTATGATTTCTTTACGGGCATTATCATAATGATACGCACAAGTGGAATAAGGCTTTACTGACTTATCGGAGTTCTCATCAATAGAGACTTCCCCAATTAAGTCAGCCGCTTCTCTATAAACTTCTTCTATCGCCGTTAATGCCATAATGATACCAAAGAAAAAAGGGGCACCGGATATTTCCAGTACCCCCCGGTTAATATTAGTCCTCGTTGAGATAGAGGGTAGTTACAGTTATGGACTTTCCTGCCGCCAATGTAGCTCCGGCAGTAATAACCTGAACTACCTTATCCGCTGTAAGAGGCGTATTCTGGATAGCCTCCAGTGCAGGGATAAACTGCTGATTAGCAGAAGTCATATCAGTCCATGCTTCAGATGCAGTAGCCGCAGTACCGCTAAGAGCGATATCCGCAGTTACAGCCGCACCGACCGCTTCATTTGCTACGATGAAGCCCACAACCCTTGCTCCCTTGGGAATTACACCCATAGAGATAGTTGAGGCCAAGTCCCAACCAGTATCCGCATCTACGAAGTAATCGTAGCATGCCCTGAGTTTGGTCCCGGTCTGTGTACTTGCATTCGGAAAACTTTCAGCCGAAGCAGTACCAGCCAGAATAGCCGCAATATTGGTATAGTTAGTACCTTTAAGTGTCGTACTAGCCGCCATAATTCTGCTCCTTAAATAGCTTCGATTTTCAGTACACGGTCTTCGTCCATACGGGCGGCTACCATACCTACCATAGCCATAACCTGATAAACAGACGGACCTTTTCTTACGATACGGTCTACACCAAAGATAGGTGCCCTGTGCTGAGCAAACAGCATACCTTCAGGAACCCATACAGGAAGTTCATAGACATTAGTATCCTCATCAATATCATTACTTGAGCCAAGTGTAATATTGTAGTCTACTACGAATGTCCAGCCACCCCATGTACCAATACCACCAACCGCCAGTGCTTTCAGAGGCGATGTATCTATACTCTGGCACTTAGGGTCGAAGATAAGGTCGTTAAGATGCTTATGAGTTACAGCAATGTAACGTGGACCGTTAAGATTTACTTTAAGTTCCCCAAGGGCACGTGTAGCCATCTGAAGTTTATTCAGAGTCAAGCCACTGGATGTACCCCCAGCCGCAAAGCCTTCTTCCACACAGTCATGCGGAATAGTTCTCCCACCCTGAGATGCTGAACTAAATACTGCGTTATTAAACGAGTAAGTATCATCGCCGGGATTTTTACCGCCCTTGACATCTGCGAAGAAGCCGCCATGTACGACATCATTTTTCTTTCGTACAACTCCTTTTGCAAGTGACATAATGTAGTCACCTGTTGGGTCTGTATGCTCCATGATTTCGTCTTCTTTGTCAACCATGAGGCCCTGCCAGTACCAAGCCGGTGCTATCCACCTACGGTTATGCGTCATGTCCTGAATAGGTACATCAGCAAATCGTTCTACCTTCTGAACAAGGTCAATAGTGCCTAGAAAATCATAAGCCTTATTTTCACCCTGAATAGAATCTATACGAGTCTTATTCTGATATACGTCTTCACCTTCTTGAAGGACATGTTCATATCCAGAAGTGTACGCATTGTAGAATGCCTGAACATAACCGGGGGTATTATTGGTATTACCATAATACGTGGTCATAATCAATACTCCATAAATTAAAATTCTAGTTAATACGATTGTAGGTTATCCTTGCGGACCTACGTTTGTTCAGGGGGCTTATGCTTGTCCCTGTTGTGGTGCCCAAAGGGCTTTCCATTGAGCCATGACTTCTGCATGGTCCGGATGGAACTTATCAGTAAACGCCGGATTACTCGTAATCTCTTTTACTTTCTGGTCGTGAGTCGGTTCGTTGCTTGTCTTCGATTTAGGAAGGGCATCTTCCGATACAGTACCAGCCAGTAAATTAAGAGCATCCAGAATCTCATTGTCGTGTGCGAGCCCTTTATCTTCAAACACATTCATAAGTGTTCGATTTTCGTTTATTTTAAACGCCTCGCCGAATTCCAATGCGGTCTTCGTAAACTGATTATACTCATCTTCAGTAGAAAATCTATCCCTGATTCCCTTCTGAGCTTCGTCCAAAATTCTCTGTTGCTCTGCCTGTCCGGCCTCGACAGCGGCATCGTAAAACTTCAGGACTCCATCAAATGCTCTCTGGGGCATCCCACTTTGATGAGCGTACTTTTTAAAAGATGCGACCAAATCTGGCTCATTATGAAGTGAACTATTTTCGGCCACATTAAGTTTATAATCCTCGGCTTTTTCCGGACAACCGAGCTTCCTATCCAGTGCCGCCCACCCTTCGGTGTCACCTTCTTCCGGAATTTTTAATATCTTATCTCTCTGGCCTAC